CCTTTGCTGTCATATGCTTAATTGTAATTCTACCCGATGCTAATGGGTGGTCTTTTGGGTACACTAACCCTTTTGATGGAAGGTCTAACACTTCCGTTGGAAAATCGTATTGTTTTTCTTGCATAACGTAATTTGTTTTGTATATATAAATACATTAATTTAAAAAAGTTGGAAATAAAAAAGGGATACCTTTTGAGTATCCCTTTCTTTTTATATCTTTTCTTAGATTAGAATTCAAGAATTGCGTAATCGTAAGATAGTGTTAATTCAATTGTTGCAGGTTCGTTAGAATCAAATGCAACATCACCAAAGTTTGCTTGATTGATAAATGCACCTTTTAATTTCCACTGCTCAATCTTATCACCAACAGGTCCTAACATATAAAAATCAATATCTTTTTTGTAGAACTCTGCATATCCATCTCTACCAGTAATAGATTCATGTGATAATCTCACCCATTCCATTACACCTTGAGCTGCTGAAGGAACGATTGGGTCATACAGAGTGATAGTGATATCTTGCCACTCACCTTTACCCTTCAACTTTCTCTTTACGTTGATGTGGTCTAAAGTTACTACTTCAAATTGAATAGTAGGTCTATTAGCTGCTTTTACAAGATACGCAGGTAATCCGACTTCGCCGAACTCCATCACATATCTATTTTTCATCTTAGGTTCGAAGTTCGTATAGAACATCTTATCAAACTCTAGTATTTCTGCCATTTTATTATTCCTTTATTTTATTAATAAATATTTCTTCGTTACGTTTTTATATTATGCTGAGAAACTTGCTCCAGTTGGAAGAATGTTGAAATCAATTACGATGAATTCTGCAGTCTTCGCTGGTTGAAGGAATATCTGTCCAGCTAATATGTTTCTATCAATCACATCAGGTGTATTGTTAGTTTCATCCATTACAACTCTGAATGCGTATAAACCTTGTCTTTGTTGAATTGCTTCTAAGTAAGGATTTACAGTATTCAAGAATCTTCCTCTAGTTGTAGAAGTATTTTGTTCAAATACTAAGAAACGAGAAGTAGATGCGATGAACTTCTTAACAGTGATAAGTAATCTTCTTACGTTGATTCTATCTAATGCCGATGCTTTATCTTGTAGAGTTTTTTGTCCGAATGCTACAATACCTTGTCCAGGGAATGCTGCGATTGGGTTTACTTTGTTCTCATATAGAGTATCTCTTTCAGAGTGTGTTAATCTATTCAATACACTAACTGCTCCAGTAATACCACCTCTATTCAAACCAGCAGGTGCGAACCATTCTGCTGCTAATCTATCATTCTGAGCGAATACCGCTGGAAGTAATACTGAAGGTGGAACAGTTGTAAGTTTGTTTGTGTTAGTATCAATTGTCTTAACCCAAGGATAGTAAGTTGCTACATAGTTTGAATCTACTGCGTTAGCTGCTTCAGTTGCTTCAGTTATTGTATCATCATAATCGTTGAAATCAGCGATATAGAATGCATCTTGTCTATCTTCAACCATATCAATAGCCTTTGTAGTTACTGATGGGTGAAGGCTTCTTACAATACCAGGAGTTACAACCATATTGATATCCCATTCATCAGGATTAGATACAGCGTTGATACCTCTAGCATATGATAGTGAACCAGATGATGTTGAAGTTGAACAATTAAATCCTTGCGTATTTGCTGCTCCCCATTCAGTATCACCAGCTTTTGCTGCTTTAACAGTTGGGTTCATACCATCATATCCACTTTGGAATGCTAATACAAATTGTCTTTTGGCCATATCACCAGAAGTAGAACCTGTCATTTCGTATTGATAATTTGGATAAATAGCCGAATTATCAAATGCGAATATTTTATTATTACCCGTTGCTACACCTTGTGGCAATGGTTTTAAGTATTGTTTGTTATCCAAAGAAACACCAGAAGTTTCAAAATCAAAACCTGCGAAATAAACAGGAGATGATGATGTGTTTACTGCTGAACCAGTTTGGAATACAACCGCAGGAACTTTTGATTCATCTGCTGTTGCTACTTTGATTGGGTTGAAATAAGCTGCATGTCCAAATGGTGCTGCCGATACAGGAAATGCTCCTGCTTCTTTTACTTCAACTCTAATATATTTTGACCTAGCTACATAATCACCATTTTCAGTAATCTTACCATCAGAATCAATTGTTAAATATCTATCACCAATTCTTCTAGCAATATAGTTTGGAGAAGCAGGGTCTAAGTTTACGTTATTATATGTTTCTAATACAACTTTTCTTTTATCAGTGTCAGAGAATGAACGGATTGTTACAGTAAATGTAGCGTAATCAGTTGCTCCATCTTCACCAGCTGCTTTAACATTAGAAATACCAACTTTAAATTTAGTATTATAGTTTGTACCATGTCCTAATGTTGCAAAACGGAAAAGGTCATATCTTTCACCACTTATGTTCTGAGATTTAACCCAAGGAGTAAATGCTTCAGAATAAGCTGGTGAAATTTCATTACCACTATAATTTTGGTCAGGCAATTCTTTTACAAAAATTGATGCTGAAGCGTATGGTGAAGATAATGCAGAACCGGTGTTTTCAAAGAAAATGTAAGTGTAAGCTTTCTTTGAAGTTGATGCAGATGTTACAATTGGAGAAGTACCAAATACATCAGAAAGGTCATTTACATCCGAATTATTTATAGAAGCAGAAATTGAATATCCACTTTGTAATAGGTTTGAACCAGAAAGTAAGAATGCTCCACTTCCAGTTAAATCAGCACCAAATATTGGCATTATGTTAGCTGCAGGGAATCCTACATTTTGTTGTCCTAAATTAGTATTATAAAGAACACCAATTAAAGTTGGAGTTCTTCCACTAGCTTCTGTCCATGCGGAAGATGATGCAAATATACCCATAGGTTTTACTTGAGTATAACCACCAACTCCAGCTACTCTTACGATTGTTGCTGAACCAGCTTCTCTTAAATAGTTTTGTACTGCATATTCAGTATAATATGTCCCATCAGGTGTTCCGAAGATATCTTCAAATTCTGATTGTGTTCTCACAATAGTTGGAACAAATGCAGGTCCTTGTTTGAAAGGTCCTATAAATGCTGCTCCAATTTCTCCAATTCCTTGCGCTAAGAAGGATAGGTCATTTTCTCTTGTGAATACGCCAGGTGATACGATTCTTTCTGCCATTTTATTTCTCCAATTAGATTTTTGTTATAATTTGTATTCCTATAAAAATACACATATAAATATAAACAAAATATCCAAAACACAATAATGATGCTTTGGATATTACGTTTGATTAATTCTTTAAAAATTATATAGGTAAAGAACCCGAATTAGAACCAGATACAGGTGACCAAGGTAAATCAAAAGTGTCTACATTTTGTATCACATTTCTTTTTCTATCTATATCTTTTTGAATTCTATCACTAATATGGTCCCAATATGAAGTGTTTGAAGAACCACTTACATAGCTCTTAATCCACCCCAAAACTTGCTCTTCTGTAAGTTGTGTATAATCAACAAAGTTTTCAGGATCTACTGAACTTAAATCAAATGGTGTAGCTCCTACAAATGCTCCAGAAACATTATCTGAAGTATCCGTTCCAGTACACTCCCAACGAGTACCTATAATTACATTATCTAAACCATTACCACTTGTTTTTGATAATGCTGTAATTTTCCATGTATAATTTATTGCCATTTTCTTTTTATTTTAATTATAAATATTTGTTTTTAAAATTAACCATTTTCTTGTCCTGTCACTTTAAAATCAAAATCTTGACACATTTTTTCTGCTAAATAGAAATTACTACCACTCCATGCATTTAAAACATTTTGTGGTACTTTCCATTCACCTGTTGATACTGTTGTATCTGGTATTGCAACCGATTCTCTATTTGGGTCTCTATATCTTAACTCATATCTTAAAATACAATCATCATCATTCAAATCATATCTTAAAATGTTTGTAAATACAGTGTTTACTTTTTTACCAAATAAATTTTTTTCTTCAATAAAAGTTATCATCTTCTTTTTTGTTTTTAAACATCAACTAAAACAGTTGCTGATTGGATTACATTTCTTTCTATCAAATCTGCCGCTATCTTTTCTTTTAGTAAAGGATATGCTTTTGCAAATATATCACCACCTTCCAATACAGTAAAATCAGGAACCTTTTTTTCATAAACTCTACCATCAATAACTTCTTGTTCCGTTCTTGTCATTGGTAAAGAATGCCAATGTGGTATAGCATCTATCTTAGCAAGAAATCTTTCTTGAATAGGCGCTCCCATACGATTTGAAATATTAGTTTCCAACAATCTTGCTGTTTCTTCGTTTTTAAATACATTCACATAAAGTTCTAATGCTCCTTTGTTTCTATCTACCACATAACGATAAATTCTAACATAAGCTTCATCAGTTATTCCCTGCGATGTACCTACTTGTGCTGCTATTTTAATTGCCATAGTTATTTTCCTTTAATATATATAAATATATAGTTACTTATTCAAACCTAATTTTTCTTCCAAAATTTTTATTTTAGCCTTTAATTCTTCAATCTGAGTTTGTTGTTCTTTCATAGCGTTTACTAATAATGCAGGCATTGCTCTATCTCTTATTGCTAAATATCCAGCATCATCAGGTCTTACTAATAATGGTTCAACATCTTCAACTTCTTGAGCGATAAAACCAATATCATGTCTTAGATTTGTTGTTTCATATTCATCAGTACCCTCTTTCCAATCAAATTCAACACCTCTCAATTTCAGAACTTTATCTAATGCATTTTCGTAAAACTTAACATTATCTTTTAATCTTCTATCAGATGGAGAACCATATGCAATAATATTGTTTGATGCAATAATCACACCATCATATCTCAAGTTAATGTTTGCACCACCACCTCTATTACCAGAGAAGATTCTCAAACCATAAGAAGCACGAAGTGATAAATATCCGTCATTCACGTCTGCCAAATCACCATCATCGGATACCCACATACCACCACCACCATAGTTATCAAAGTTTGCACGAACTACATATGGAGTACCAATAGTATCATCATTCAAATAGTATCTCTGCCATCTAGAAGACCAACCACCCCATCTTACAACGTTATCACCATCCAAACCTAAGTTCAATGCGTAGTAACCACCTTTGTGGAATGACATGAACGCACCATTGTTACCAGTTGAGTATGGTTGCAACATTGCCGAATCGGTTTGTGTTGCGTAGTATCCTCTATTGTAAGTAAAGTAAACTCTTGAATAGTGATTATAATCGTAAGTTGGAATACAATATTCACCTCTGTTGTTAGAGTCAACCATTGCTTTCCAACCACTATTGTTTGGCCAAGAGTTTCTAAACCACAATCTATCTACAGGTCCACCAACTAATTGCCATCCATATCCTGCATTATAACTCCAAGTATAGTGGTATGATTGAACACCCACCCAGTGAGATGTACCAGGAGGTTGGTTAGCCGGGTTTGACCAAGTATCAATATCACCACTACCCCAATCCATTACCCAGTTGAAGTCCGTAGTACCCCAACCCATATTACCTGTCCAATAATAAACATCACCAGTGTAATCTTGTGGTCTTCTCCAGTTTGACCTACCTGTCAATGATATATTACCTTTACCTCTATTTTCTAATCCTAACCATTGAGAACGAGAGTTAGGATTCATATAGTATCCAGTATCATCTCTATCATAGTAAATGTATGCTCTTGCATCATTCATATATGTGATACGATACAACTCCATATGGGCGTTACCATATTCAATACGAATCTGCCAGTTTCCGGAGTTATTTAACATACCGAAACCACTACCATCCCAATATCCAGCGTATCCTCTTAAATCAGATTCGTAGTTGTTGTAGAATACTATACCACCATATCCATATCCACCACCGGCTGCTTTCCAATATCCGTTATTAGAATACCAGTGCATTCCTCTATTGTTATTATACAAACCTTGTCCAGAGTTATTATTTCTAAACCAAGCATTTGAATATATGTCATTGAAAGTTGGAGAAGCATCGGTTCTTACGTTTTGGTTGATGTAGTTACTCATCCAACCCATATATCTATTCCAATAGTTACCATCTCTTGCAAACTGATGAGATTCTAAACCATCAGAACCATATCTCATAATATGGTAACCATTTGCGTAAGCTTGTAGATATAAGTGAGAACTATGCCATTGTATCTTATAGTATTCACCCGTCCAACCACCAGGATCAGAATACAACATATAACCAGGATTGATGTATATGTTATTTGCATTTACAAAGTTTAATCTATTTGTAGAAGCAGGGTCACAATAATATCCTGAATTATTTGTATCATAGAAAATAGTTGCGTAGAAATCACCACCACTACCTAAGTACATATTTCCAACCCAGAAGTTGTACATCGCCAAACGATATCCATTGGCGTACATTTCATTTACGTTGAAATAGAAGTTAGAACGGTCAGTATAAATGTGAGCATGTCCAGTATTTGCCGGTCCAAACTGAATCCATCCAGAAGGTGTATAATGTCTCCATCCCCAATCACCGGCACCAAAGTAGAATCCACTATTACCATAATCTATCGTTGAAAGACGAGAACGTCCATTTGGGTCAACAAAGAATGCGGAGTTATTTCTATCATAAAGTATTGGTGTGTATATTTGACCAGGAACGTGAAATTCAGGTCCATAGAAATATCCATCACCTTCTATGTTTCCAGTACCGGCCGCAGATATATAATCGTTTACGTTTCCATATGTTCCAGTTGAATCGAATACAATTCTACCAGTTGCTGCAATTCTTATACGGTCATGTATAGTTGATGTATCAGGATCATTACCTTTAAAGATTAACAATTCAGATTCATCACCATTTCTCCAAATTCTTTCTATAAGAGCAGTGTGGTTATATGAACCAGGATTATCACCAACAACTCCATAGAAATATAATCCATTTGATGTTGTTGAAATACCACTTAAATAGATACCGCTAAATCTAGAATCACCATTAGGATTGACGTAATATGTAGTATCATTTGCATCATAATAGATACCCGCTCTCATTTGGTCTCTTACCCAAAGGTGTCCATCAGGGTGGAACTGAGCCACACCTGTCCATCCAGAAGTTAAGATACTGAATGATTTTGATGAACTCATATGGATACCAAAACCTTCTCTACCCCAATATCCTCTTGATGTTGAGTGTTTAATCAAACCTTCATCCCATGTACCAGCTCTTAACCAATAAATGTAAGGCCATTGGTCAGCGTTTGATGTATCATATGCAGTACCATTAACATAGAAGTAACCACTTTGAAGTGCTACTATATTTGATAAACTTGTTGGGTCTACATAATATGCTGTGTTGTTATAATCATAGAAAATTGGAGAACGCATTTGATTGTATGCGTAGAAAATACCACTACTAAATTCACCCCAAGCATTATTAGAACCTCCACCAAAATAGATTACGTTACCGTCATAATAATTCAAATACAAACCATATCCACTACCAGCATCTAAGTGTAAATTACCATTTGTTGTTGCTACTGATGCAAATGCCGAATCAATATATCCATTTCTACCATCACCACCAACTAATAAATAAGCTCCCCAAGTGTTATTTGGACCAAATAATGCACCACCTCTCATTCTCAATGCAGTCATTGATGTTGAGTTAGGGTCTATGTAGTATCCACTATCATTTGCATCATAATAAATTGTACCATAAACACGTCCACCAAAATATAATATTGGGTCTCCACTCTCTCTACCGATATAAGCAAACTGATTATTACCGGCGGTGTTATCCATAAATCTTACATAAGAGTTGTTATTATTATCATTAGCATCAACTCTTAGGATAATATCGTTAAATGAGTTTATAGATATTGAATCGGTAAACGTACCATTCAAGTCAGTAGAAGCAATACCATGAAACTGATACGAATCATATGAAGCGTTCCAGTCAAATGAAACATATGCTAATCTGGTCATATATGAACTCCACGAACCATAGTTAGCCCATATAGAACGTTCACTATTTAATCTAAACGAGTTATCGGAACGAATGTAGTTATCATTGTAAAGAACTTTTGAACCTCTTACTCTTAAATAAGTTCCATCAACCATATACCAGCCACCACCCCAACCAAATCCAATTTCCTCATCTCTCATAAATGATGCAGCACCTCTACCAAATACGATTGCGTCTTGGTTTCCTAATAATTGAAGTGAACCATTTATGAATACTCTGTTATTTGTAATTGTACTAATTACTGAAGCGTTATCAGTTGCGGTATATGAAAAATCAGTAGTTGCAATACCCATTCTTTGGTCGGATGAGAAGAATGCTGCCAAACCACCATTTATTGAAGTAAAATCAGAAGTGTTATTAGTATAAATGTATAAAGAACCTCCTGTATTTGTTCTACCAGCTACTATATAGTTACCACCATTATTACCTAATTGTAAACCATACCAACTCAATGAGCCGTGATAGTTATTTGAACCATCATATCTAGCTCTAAAATAATTTCCACCAGGAATATATATGTCACCAGTTGCAACATTTCCTCTACTTGTTACAGTAGCTAATGTTTCCGAACCAGCCGTACCAGTAATATTTCCTGTTATATTAGCTGTAGTATTATCTAAATGGAATGCTGCTCTTGGAATTGTTACAGAATAACTTGAGTGATTTGAGTAGGTGAATGGACCATGCGTCATATTCAAATTAGAATATGAAATCTTAACATTATAGCTTAACCCAGCTCCACAATTTGGATTTACAATTAATCTTAATACCCAACCTGTTGATACATGGTCACCATTAATACCCAATAAACCATTTGCGTTACTACCATTCCACAATCCAACATTATTGTTAGAACCTGCTGATAATATCAAATTAGATGAAATTCTATCACCAATGTAAACAATCCATTTTTTATATTCAACATAAGAAGTTTGTGTATAACCTCTATGAGAACCAATTACTTCAATTACAATAGAACTATCATAACCACCATATGAATTAATCGTACCAATTGTATAAATTCTTGCATTTTCATTACAAGCCGGCCAGTTATCAGGGGTTGAAACAACACCTTTAAATTCAGTATAGTTATCACTAAATGTATGAGAACCATATAATCTTGAAGACCTATTATAAAGACTTCCACCAGCATTTGGGTCTAAGAAGTATGAAGTACTAGCTACATCATATAGTATAGGTGTATAAAATGCACCATTTTGAGAATCAGGAGTTACATATACATCCTGATTTAGCATTCTTAATGTTGTAAAATTACTATTTCCTTCTGTTCCTGTATTTAAATTAATTCTTTTTGATGAACCTCTATTTGAAATATTCATCGCACCAGCACCATCCAAATTCAATGATAAACCATCTGTAGCATATGCTGCATAAGAACCGAATGATTGAGTTCTACCACCTAAACCAAACCATGCTCTTTGTGAACCTTGGTCATCATACATTCCTAATAACAAATAGTTACTAGCAGATGTATTGTCCCATCTCATAAATGGAGCGCCTGTATTATTAAAATCAGCCAATCCATTTATTACTAATCCGGCAAATGTTACCGAATCCGATGTTCTTATATTTTGGTTCATTAAGTGAACTTCGGTCAAACCTTGTCCAGTATTAACCTGAGCAGATACTAAGTTTCCAGGTATTGTAAATGTACCTGCGCTATCTAGTCTACCAATTTGAGTCCATCCTATTGTTCTACCTGCTGTTGTAGTTTGGTCATTGTAGAAAGTAAATCCTTGGTTAAAATTAAGATATGTTGCTGTATCGGTTAGTGGGGCAATTAGTTGACCTGATGTAGCTGTATGCCTTACATTATATCCAATACCGCCATACCATCCACCACTATAACCAGCAACCATACCTCTACCCTCAGAACCACCACTACCTAAGTTTACGTTGTATGTACCATTAGCATCATAAAAATTAGCAGCTCTTACATTTGCATAAATTACAGTATCTGTAGTTCTTAGATTTTGGTCCATTAAGTAAACTTCGGTAGCACCTTGTCCAGTATCAATTGTACCACTAAGAATTACATTACCATTAACCTGTAATGTATTATCTGCATACCATCTATCAGTTGATTCATCCCAATAGAATGAAACATTTGCTGATGAACCTCTCCTTACTTCAATACCAGCATTTTCAGATGGTGCTCCAGAAGTAAAGTTTGAATTTAATGTAATTATATTATCAGCTAATAAAATAGTTTCAGTATTGATTGTGGTAGTTGTACCACTTACAGTAAGATTACCTGTAATTGTTGCATTACCTGTTACTGTCAATAGTGTACCATCAAATGTTAAGTTTTGTTCTACTGTACCATTTGGTGCCGTTCCATTTAATGTAATCACACCATTATCAGTATTTCCAGTTAATGCTAATAGGCCCGATGTACCACCACTACCGCTTGTGCCAGACGTTCCACCACTTCCGCTTGTGCCAGACGTACCACCACTTCCGCTTGTGCCAGACGTACCACCAGAACCACTAGAACCACCACTGCCAGAAGTACCTCTGGTGCCAGATGAACCAGCAGAACCAGATGAGCCTGATGTGCCACCACTACCTGCGCTTCCAGATGAACCACCACTACCTGATGTACCGCTTGAACCACCGCTACCAGATGTGCCTGTTGTTCCTGATGTGCCACCACTACCTGCGCTTCCAGATGAACCACCACTTCCCGCAGAACCAGATGTTCCTGATGTACCACCACTACCTGCGCTACCAGATGAACCTCCACTACCAGATGTACCTGTTGTGCCAGATGTACCGCCAGAACCAGAAGTTCCACCATCACCTGTTCTTACAAAATCAATAACTAATTGTGCGTTATTTGAAGGAAGTGTACCACTTACATAAGAAACAGGAATTTTAAAATAGCCTGATGCATTTGTTACTGCACCATTAACTAAAAATATGTTATTAACAGTACCATTATCTCTTGAAGATAATACTACATACCCCCTTGCTGAAGATGTTGTACTATCATCCCATGTATTATACCATGCTAATTGATTATTACCATTTTGGTCTAAAATATCAATGTATATGAATGTTACCGAACCAATCGTAGCATTGTTATAAGCAACTTTACCATTACCAGGATCGGCATCAGTTGTTGATGTATTAAAATCAAATTTTATACCACCACTCTGTCCGCTTGTACCACCACTACCAGCAGTTCCAGCTGAGCCAGAAGTTCCAGATGTGCCTGCGGATCCTGATGTACCAGTTGTTCCTGATGAGCCAGCTGAACCAGTTGTACCAGCTGAACCGGTTGAGCCGCTTGTACCACTTGTGCCAGATGTACCTCCTGTACCAGCAGATGCTGAAGTTCCAGAAGAACCTGATGTTCCTGATGAGCCTCCGCTTCCGCTTGTACCACTTGAGCCGCTTGTACCACTTGTGCCAGATGTACCAGCTGTACCGCCCGTTCCACCAGCTCCACTTAATCCTGATGAACCTCCGGACCCGCTAGTACCACTACTTCCCGATGAGCCGCTTGTGCCAGATGTACCACCACTTCCAGATGTACCAGCCGAGCCACCAGCCCCACTAATACCTCCACTACCCGATGTACCACTTGAGCCACCACTACCAGGACTACCAGCTGTTCCTGAAGAACCATTCGAGCCAGAAGTTCCTGATGTACCACTTATACCGCTTGAGCCAGTAGTTCCTGACGAACCTGTTGTGCCAGAAGTTCCCGATGAGCCAGTTGTACCAGCCGAACCCGTAGTACCAGCTGAACCAGTAGTTCCTGATGAGCCTCCACTACCTGACGTACCGCTTGAACCGCTTGTGCCAGATGTTCCACCACTACCCGAAGAGCCATTTGTACCACTTGTGCCAGATGTTCCACCACTTCCGCTTGAACCACTTGAGCCTCCACTACCTGACGTACCGCTTGAACCGCTTGAGCCAGAAGTTCCCGATGTGCCCCCACTACCCGAAGTACCTGCTGAGCCAGTTGAACCAGACGTACCACTACTACCGCTTGAGCCGCTTGTGCCAGAAGTTCCTGATGTACCTCCTGAACCGCTTGTGCCAGACGTACCACCACTACCGCTAGAGCCGCTTGAACCCCCACTACCAGAACTACCAGATGAGCCACCACTTCCAGATGTTCCCGAAGTACCAGATGTTCCCGAAGTTGCTGCCGCAAATCTTCTACCTACTCTACCTGTTGTTAAGTTTACAACCAAAACTTCGTTTGTTGTATTATCAGTAGGTATAGTATCGCCAGTAACTCCTATTGAACCACTTACTGAAAGTGAACCTGTAATTTCTTGTCTATCAGTTACAGAATCACCAAATTTATTAGAACCTGTTGCATATATTACAGACGATGATATAAATGTTGTATGTAATTCGGTAGATGTAATTTTACCAGCTACAGTAATATCACCTTTAAAAATTCCACTTCCTGTAACAACTAAAAAATTATCAATTGTAACACCAGTGTTTACAATTAATCCTTTATTTGGGGATACATTTGCTATTGCAGAACCAGACTTAATCTGATTTAAATCTCCGATTGATGATGCATTAATATTTGTTAATCCACTACCATCTCCAATAAATAATGATGATGATACTGAGCCACTTACTCTTACGTTTGCATTTATTTGAATAGAATTTGTTGGAGAACCAATCAAAGATGTTTGGATACCAGAAGCAGTAAAATTACCAACTACTTTTACCGATGCGGATGAAAAGTCAGCTATTCTACTTCCACTTACATATAACGCAATTAAGCTTGAGCTTAATTGATTTAAACCATTAGGGTTACCACCTAAATACTCCATTCATTACAACTTTTAAGTTATCTCCAATACTGAAACAATTACATCCGCAGAACTAGCTAATGATGATGTTACTGAAAGAAAATCTCCAGCTTCCAAAACTAATTTTTGTTCACCACCAACTAATACATTAGAACTACCGGGTAAAATTAAAGAATCTTTTACAACATATACAGTTTTATTTGCTGAATTATCTCTAACCATTACACTAACTGAAATATTTTGTGAATTTACATTTGCCACACCAACACCAATTACAGTTGTTGATGTATTAGCAGGAGTTTCATAAACTTTAGCTCCTATTGTTCCAATTGAACCCGTTATACTATTTTTAAATGCGTTTGCCATTTTATTTTATTTTATCCTAATGCTATTGCAAATGCAATTGCAGAATCTAAAACATTCACCCCATCTACTAAATATCCACCAGCCGTTAAATTCATTGAACCTGTCAATTTTATTGACCCACTTACAGATAAACTATTATTTACTTGTAAATTATCAAAAGATGCTTGTTGTACATCAATTGTACCTTTAAATGAACCAGTAACTGAACCAGTAAAAGAACCACTCAAATTCGCATATGCGTTATTTTTATCTTGAATGATTGAACCTGAAAATATGGGGTTGTGAATTACCATTATTTATTAAATCTTTATGTATAAATATAGTACAACCTTAATTAAGGTTTTACAGGCCAAACTATACTAAACGGATTGCTTTGTGTTGTAACATCTCTTAATTCTTGTCTATATGATTGCCAAGCCGTTTTAATTTCGGTTGCAATATCATTTAATTGTGTCCAATCGCATTCTTGAAGTAATTCATTTCTAATTTGTCTAATTTCTTCCCACTTAATTTGTATTCTTGAATTTATTTCAGATTCACTTGCATTTGTTTGTTCCCAGTTTTGATAATAAACACCCTCTACTAATATTGGTGTTCCTTCCGATATATTTTTTGTGTAATCATTTGGTTTTGGTGTCTGTCTTACTTCATATATATTAAATTCATTCATCACCAATTCAGTCATTTCCGATGGAAAGCTTGCTCTTGGATTATCTTCTTTTAATTTTTCTAAAGAGTAAGGATATGTTGTTTCATTATTTACTATTCTTAAATACATAATTACTTAAAGTTTAATGGTATTGATGCAAAGTTGGATAACCCCGTACAATTGTTAAAACAATCAGTTCCAGATGGTGTAGGTACTCTATTCCATAATTGGGGAGCTGTACCACTTAATGCATTTGATGTACTACTCATATTATAACAGTTATTAAAAATTGTTACGGATGTATTAAAAGTAAATTGTAATACATTTGTTAATACTAAGCAATTTCTAAATGTACCAGAAAAGTTAGTTACTATTGTATTAAGGTCAAATAAAGTTGAAGGAACTGATGTTAATGCCGTACAACCAAAAAAACAGGATGCAAAAGTTGTTGCTCCAGTATTATTATTAAATAAACCAGATGGTGCTGTTGATATCGTTGGTATTGATGAAAATGTATCAGTAAATGTTGTTGCGTATAATGAATATGAAAATATATCCGAAGGTATTGAAGTTATACGAGTACCTCTCATAAAACTTGCATAACTACGAACTTCATTCAACCCACCATATCCACCAACTGCGCTAAGTGATGCGCTAGATGGTATAGAAGTTAGATTTACACATCCATAAAAATTTAATGCTCTTAATCCAACCTGTCCAAATTGAACAATTCCGGTTACTAAATTTCTAATTGATGATAAGTTATTAACTGTAAAGCCGGGCATAAACCCTGAAATTGTTATTGTATATGTTCCTGGTGAAACATATGTATGAATTCTATTAATAGAACTTGATGATGTTATTAATCCAGAATTTCCCGTACTATCTCCCCAATCAATTACAACTTGCGGAGTTAATCCACCAAAATCTGATAATGGAGTAGTCCATACAGTATTTGCTGATGTTGTTGTTATTTGAATTTTAAATGGAAATTGTTCTTCTCCACTTGGTATTAGTTTTCTTGCTATACTCATAACTCTAATTATTAACTAAGATTTTTTCCTACTACAAATCCATAATATGTTGTACCACCATTGAATGTAAAGAATGTTAATACATCAGTTCCAGTAGATGTTAATACAGGTGCTACTCCACCAACCCAATCAACGGAAACAGGCCATGTGATAACATATGCTCCAGCATTTATTGTTGTAATTGTAAATCCAAATGCGTTAGAAGCAGGAGGGTTACTGAAAGTTATTGTTGCAGAACCATTAAATTGTCTTCTAAAATTGTTTGCTGTTGATAAATCAAATGTTGCACTTCCCCCTGTACCTAAATCTGAATATGTTTCTCTAAATGTTGTTGCAGATACAAATGTACTTGCTGCTACCGATGTTGTTACTATCACATTACCAGTAACACTCAATGTATTTCCATCAAAAGTTAAATTATTTTCAGCTCTTACATTTGGAGATGAACCTTCTAATGTTAATACACCATTATCTAAAGTACCACTTATTGATGCAAATGCAGAAGTACCATTACTACCACTTATACCAGAACTACCTGTGGTTCCCGATGTAACCCCCAATGCTGACGTTCCAGATGTACCGCTTACACCACCACTACCAGAAGTTCCTGATGTTATGCCAGGTGTTGATGTACCTGATGAACCAGATGTGCCGCTGAATCCATCCGTACCAGATGTACCAGATGAGAATCCAGGTGCTGATGTTCCAGAAGTACCTGACGTACCAGCATCACCCTGCGTACCTTGTGCTCCGGAAGTTCCAGACGAGCCATTAGTTCCAAAGAATGTACCATTTAATCCCGAAGAACCAGAAGAACCCGTTGTGCCAGAAGTTCCACTTGAACCTGCTGTTCCTGTTGAGCCAGATGTTCCTGATGAGCCATCGGTTCCTGTTGTGCCAGAAGTTCCATTAGTTCCAAAGAATGTACCATTTAAACCAGAGCTTCCAGAAGTGCCGCTTGTACCATCAGTACCACTTAATCCTGAAGAGCCGCTTGTACCATCCGTTCCGCTAGTGCCAGAAGTTCCATTAGTTCCAAAGAATGTACCATTCAGTCCCGAAGAGCCGCTTGTACCAGTTGTACCCGATGTTCCATTTTGGCCATCAAGTCCGGATGTACCTGCCGTACCATTAGTTCCAGATGAGCCGCTTGTACCACTACTTCCAAAGAATGTACCATTTAATCCTGAAGAACCAGATGAACCGCTACTTCCTCCCGTACCATCAGTACCATCTACACCACTTGTGCCATTTTGTCCGCTTGAACCAGATGAACCGGAACTTCCTGATGAGCCGAAGAATGTACCATTTAATCCCGAAGACCCAGACGAACCAGAAGAACCAGATGAACCTGATGTTCCATCTACACCACTTGTGCCACCCGTACCAGAACTGCCTGAACTTCCAGATGAACCAAAATAAGTTCCATCCAAACCAGATGTTCCACCACTTCCGCTTGTGCCATCAGTACCGGATACTCCACTTGAGCCGCTTGTACCATCTGAACCAGAGCTTCCGCTTGAGCCAGACGAACCACTACTTCCAAAGAATGTACCATTTAAACCTGATGTACCTCCACTACCAGATGTACCATCCGTGCCAGAGCTACCAGAGCTTCCTGCGCTACCTGTTGAGCCAGACGAACCACTACTTCCAGAAGAACCACTACTTCCAAAGAATGTACCGTTTAATCCCGAAGAACCAGAACTACCTGATGATCCTGATGAGCCAGATGTTCCACCACTTCCACTACTACCATCTGTGCCACTACTACCATTTGTGCCGCTACTTCCGCTTGTGCCGCTTGTACCTTCTGAACCTGTTGTACCAGAAGAACCCGTAGTACCACTTGTGCCATTTGTGCCGCTTGATCCTGAAGAACCACTACTACCGCTTGAGCCATCTATTCCGCTTGAGCCAGCCGTTCCACTACTACCACTTGAGCCAGTTGTACCAGATGTGCCATCAGTTCCCGTAGACCCAGATGAACCACTACTACCATCAGTGCCGCTTGTACCATCCACTCCGCTTGTGCCAGATGAACCTGAAGTTCCTGTTGTACCGCTTGTGCCACTTGAGCCTGCTGAACCAGTTGAGCCAGCTGAACCACTACTTCCATCAGTACCGCTTGAGCCAGAACTTCCTGATGTGCCAGAACTTCCTGACGTGCCGGTTGTACCGCTTGAGCCACTTGAACCTGCTGAACCAGATGAGCCTGCTGAACCACTACTTCCAGATGATCCCGAAGAGCCATCCGAACCTGATGTTCCAGAACTTCCCGATGTGCCGCTTGAACCACTACTACCGCTTGTGCCAGATGTGCCAGAAGTTCCTGATGTACCATCAACTCCACTTGAGCCAGCCGTTCCACTACTACCGCTAGTTCCCGATGAGCCAGTTGTACCGCTAGAACCTGTTGAACCACTTGAGCCGCTTGTTCCAGAACTTCCTGATGTGCCACTTGTGCCGCTTGAACCAGAAGTTCCTGAGGTGCCTGATGAGCCAGTCGTACCACTAGAACCAGATGAGCCACTACTTCCTGAAGTACCATCTTCACCACTTGTGCCGCTTGAACCACTTGTGCCAGAAGTTCCTGCAGAGCCAGTTGTTCCCGATGAACCACTACTACCGCTTGTGCCAGATGTGCCAGAAGTTCCTGATGTACCACCTGAGCCGCTTGTACCTGATGTACCTGCTTCTCCACTACTACCGCTTGTGCCAGAAGTTCCCGATGTACCATCCGAGCCAGATGTGCCAGACGTACCTCCGGTTCCTGTTGAGCCAGATGTGCCAGACGTTCCCGAAGTACCTCCCGTACCTGCCGTTGCCGATGTACCGGATGTTCCAGACGAGCCAGACGTTCCCGATGAGCCACCTGTACCAGTAGAGCCAGAGGTTCCCGATGTGCCGCTTGTTCCTCCACTACCAGAAGTACCACCACTACCTGATGTTGCTGATGTTCCACTTGAGCCAGACGAACCAGCCGTACCAGATGTGCCAGAAGTTCCTGATGTACCGCTAGTGCCAGATGAGCCGCTTGTACCTCCACTTCCACTTGAGCCAGAAGTTCCCGAAGAACCCGTTGTTCCTGATGAGCCGCTTGAGCCAGATGAGCCTGATGTTCCGCTTGTGCCAGAAGTTCCCGATGTGCCAGAAGTTCCCGATGTGCCGCTTGAGCCAGTTGTTCCGCTTGAGCCGGATGAACCGCTTGAGCCGCTTGTGCCAGACGTTCCGCTAGTTCCACTACTTCCCGAAGAGCCACTTGAACCTGTTGTGCCAGAAGTTCCGCTGCTTCCAGATGAACCACTACTACCACTTGAGCCGCTTGAGCCAGAACTTCCCGATGAACCGCTTGTGCCAGAAGAACCAGCAGTTCCACTACTACCACTTGAGCCGCTTGAACCAGAAGTTCCTGATGTACCGCTTGAGCCAGAAGAACCATCTTGTCCGGATGTGCCACTTGAACCACTACTTCCAGATGAACCTGAGCTACCAGATGTTCCTGATGAGCCGCTTGAACCATCTTGTCCAGATGTACCACCTGTACCAGAAGAACCTACCGCTGCTGCTACGTTTCTATATGCTAATCTTTTTGTTATCGGGTCCCAAATTACCACCTCATTTGAAGAACCAGATGGTAAACTTTGGAATGCTATACTACTACTGAAAAATACACTTCCACTCACGCCCAAACTTCCACTAATTGTAAGTGATGCGTTTATTGTCTGGTTTGTGTTAATGTTTAAGAATGATGATGTATCGGATGACGGAGTATTTAATGCAAATAATGCGTAAGATGCAGTTCTTGCAAAACTTATACTATCCATTCCCAATGGACCATCTACACCAGTTGATAAAATATAAGATGCTGTTTGTGATGATTGTGCATTTCCACCATTTATTGTTACCAATACACCATCAGAACCAGATTGTACTACATCAACACCACTACCACTAAAGTTAATTTTAGCAACCTGTGAACGTACTAATGAACTTGTTTGATAAATGTACAAATCAGTTCCACCACCCTGTCCAGCATTTAATGCGTAAGATGCAGTTAATGCGTAAGAAGAACTTACTGCACTAAACACAGCCATTGAAGATGTTTGATTATTTCTTACATATTCATTTGCATTTGCCAATGATGCTGATAAAGCTGAAAGTGATGCGGAATCAAATCCTACAACAGCATCTGCTATATCAGCTCTTATTGCATGTGATGCTGAAAGAACAGTTCCAAATACTCTATTACCTTCAATCGTACCACTAATTAATGAACCACCACTACCAATTACAACATGTCCAGAAGTTAATCCAGCAAATTTAATTTGTATTGTATTTTCATCAATTGAAATAATTTGACCAGGAATAATTTGGTCTTCAGAACCTGTAGCGTATACTTGTACCATTGGATATAAAATTTCCAAATTATGTACAATTGTTAAGTCACTTACATTACTAAATGCTACAGTTTCAGTTAATGATGTTTCAGGTTGTGGGATGAAATATCCTTGTGTATCGTTATATCTTAATATATTGTATTCCGCAGATGCAGTTGCTCCTACACCTTGGAAGTTATATGTACCTAAGAATGAACCAGTAAATAAAGGTGAGAATATAGTTGAACTACCTGTAATTACATTTGCTCTTAACTTACCATCAACATATGAATCACCCCAAACAAATGAAGATGTATTAACTACAAATCCTTTATCAGGTGAAATTGATGCTGTTACACTACCACTTTTTAATATAAACGTTTCAAATGATAAGTTAGCAATGTTAATATTTGTTAATCCACTACCATCACCATAATATACTGAACCAGAGGTTGCTATTATGTTTCCACCTGTTACAAAAAGAGAACCCGTAACACTTAGGTTACCAGATACAAATGTTCTTGTTCCAATTTGTAATCCTTTATTTGGAGAAATTACAGCCTGAACGGAACCTGATTGGATTCTATCAATTTTAAGGTCGTCTAACGCTTCAGGTGGGATGTTAAATAATCCACTACCATCACCATCATAACGAGCTGCGGTAATAGGAACATTTACACTTAATTTATTTGGGTCAATGATAGCAACACCAGAACCAGAATTAATCTTAAATAACTCTAAGTTTTGAATAGCTTCAGGTGGGATATTAAATAATCCACCACCATCTCCAATATACAATGATGCAGTTAATGCACCACTAATAGCCATAGATGCTGTAATCTCTGCTTTGAATGAACCAGAAGATGGCGCTGTTATTACTTGGAATCTATCCCCTGTTGCTACCGATGCAGTTGCACTACCACTAGCAATCAAAGGAGATGCTGCCGCAACTACATTTGTTAATTGAGAACCATCTCCAACAAACGCAAATGCTTTAACACTTCCACTCACATCCACCGAACCAGTAATTCTAGTTCCAATTTGAGAACCTGTTGCTGATGTTGTTACTACAAAATTATTACCGCTTGCTACCGATGCTGTTGCTGAACCACTAGCGATAAATGGTGCTGCTGCCGCTTGTACGTTAGTAATGTAAGAACCATCACCTACAAAGAATTGTGCTTTTACACTTCCACTTACATCAATAGAACCAGTAAATCGTGCACCATATTGAACATTCAATCCACTTCCAGTAGCTCCTGTTGTTACAATAAATGTATCACCACTTTGAACAGATGCTGTTGCACTACCACTAGCAATTAATGGAGCTGCTGCCGCTTGTACGTTAGTAATATATCTACCATCACCATAAAGGAATTCAGTTGCTCTTATACTTCCACTAACTTCAATAGAACCAGTGAATTGTGAACCGACTTGTGATTGTGTGAATGGAGTAACAACTTTAAAACCTTCATCAGGATTTACTGATGCTGTTACTGAACCAGATTTGATTTCAGTTGATATTAACGCATCTTCGGTTAATGCTGATTTTGGAATACGTCTTAAATAAGTACCTTCAGCGTATATAAATGAACCAGAATCAATAAATAAACCACCACTTACATCTGAAACGAATAAACTTCCACTTACTGAAATTGAACCTGTAAAGTGTGAAGCGATTGATGCTGTAAATGCTCCGGCTTCACCTAATGATGAAGTAAATGGCGTTGTTACAACAAATCCATCAACAGGAGAAACTGATGCTGTTACTGAACCAGATTTGATTTCAAACGATATTAATGCATCTTCAGTTAATGCTGATTTAGGAATATTTCTTAAATATCTACCTTCACCAAAGAAATTAGAAGATGATTCAAGCATTAATGCACCGCTTGTAGCGTACATATAGATACTACCAGTTACTTGCAAACTACCGGTCAATTGAGAACCGCTTGCTACTGATTCTACTTTAAATCCATAATTAGGAGCTACTGAAGCTGTTACACTTCCACTTGCTATACGGAATACTTCTTCTGAAAGTGCTGAACGAGGTATATCAAATAATCCTCTACCACTACCACTATACATTGAAGCAGTTAATGTACCTTCTATTTTAGTTGCACCAATAAATTTAATTTCAGCAGGTAATACAATTGAATCAACGATATTAAATGTACCAGCCATTGCTGAGTGGAATTGGCAATTATAATAAAGAGTATTAGGTGAACCAGAAGGTGGAGTAAATGTTATTGTTCCAACCGCTGCACCATTATTATTTACACCCGTATTATATGCATTACCTGTACCTGTTGAGTTTACACTCTTAATATAAAATGGATGACCAGATGCATTTACGTTAAATGTATGGGTTACCCCTCTTACTAAAGTTATTGTTGGATTTACTCCTTGTACCGAGCCACTAAATATATATGCATTACTTCCATCAGCAGTTACATTATAAACAGGAAATAGAGATGATGTTAATACTTCTCTTGCCGATGATGAAACTATGAAGCTACCACTAATTGTAGAATATGTATTAACTACAAATCCTTTATCAGGTGCTATTGAAGCAGTTGCTGAACCGCTGAATATTTTTGTAGAATCAATTGCTAAATTAGCTAATGAAATATTTGTTAATCCACTGCCATCACCATAATAAACAGAACCACTTTCTACATAAAGACTTCCACTTATTCTTACACTACCTGTGAAGAATGAGCCACTTGCTGCAGATTTAACTACAAATCCAAAATTAGGTGATACCGATGCGGTTACCGAACCCGATTTAATTTCAGTTGATATTAATGCATCTTCACTTAATGCATTTCTAGGAATATTTCTAAGATATGTACCTTCTCCAAAATATGCAGATGATGAATCCAATATTAAAGAACCAGATGTTGTAGTAACTCTTAAACTTCCGGTAATTGCAACACTACCAGTAATTCTAGAACCACTCAATGCTGAATCTACAATAAATCCTCTATCAGGTAATGCTGAAGCAGTTACACTTCCACTTGCTATTCTAAATAATTCCTGAGATAATGCTGAGAATGGAATATCTGTCAATCCTGCACCACTACCACTAAATACTGATGCAGATACTCCCATTCTAAATCTAGTACTTCCGCTAACATTTAAACTTCCACTAAATGTAGAACCGCTTGCTACTGAATTTACTACAAATCCAAAATTAGGTGAAACTGATGCAGTAACGCTACCACTAAATATTTTTGATGTATCTAAATCAGAAATTGCTGCAGCAGGTATATCAAATAAATTTCTACCACTACCAGAATAAGATGAACCCGATGCTAAGAATACACCACCACCGCTTATAAATAAACTTCCACTAAATCTAGAACCACTAGCTATAGATTCTACCTTAAATCCAAAATTAGGTGCTACAGATGCTGTAACACTACCACTAGCTATTTGTGATATATCAAATGATAATGCCGAGCGAGGTATATCATAAAGGAATCTACCACTACCACTAAAGGATGAGCCAGTTTCTAAAAATATACCACCACCTGTTATGAATAACGAACCCGTAAATCTTGAACCAAATTGTGCAGATTCTACTTTAAATCCAACACTATCAGGATTTACCGATGCAGTAACACTACCACTTGCTATTCTATTAGATACTTCAGCAGGTACATTTCTTAGTCCACTACCATCTCCAACATAAGAACCAGAAAAAGAGCCACTAAATGCAAATGCTCTAACACTACCACTTACATCAATACTACCAGTAAATTGTGAACCAAATGCCGAACCTGTTCTATCAGTTTCAACTCTAAATCCAAAATCAGGAGTGGTTGATGCAGTAATTGAACCAGATCCAATCCTAAATGCATCTCCGGTGAAAGCTGAACGAGGAATATTAAATAATCCACTACCATCCCCAACAAATGCCGAACCACTAAATGATCCTGTAAATTCTCTTGCTCTTACAACATCTCTTACTGTTAAACTACCAGTAATTCCTGTATTACCTATAAATAAAATTCTATCTTGTAGTAAGAAATTATTTACAATATTGATTTGGCCATTCATTGCTGAATGGAATCCGCATATATAATATAATGTGTCAGGAGAACCGGATGGTGGTGTAAAATATACCGAACCACTTTGAGTACCATTATTAACAACACCAGTTGTATATTGAGAACCAATTCCAGTTACAAGTGCGGTTTTAATATAAAATGGATGCCCAGTTGCATTTACTTCAAATCTATATGTTACACCTCTAACTAAAGTAAGTGTTGGATTTTGTCCTGTAGCTGCTCCATCAAATACATATGCAGATGAACCATTGGCGGTTACATAAAAATAATTTGGTATTGATGAGGTTGCTAATGGTTCTGCTGATGATGATACTACAAAACTACCACTAATTGTTGAACGAGTATTTACAGTAAATCCATAATCAGGTGTAATTGATGCAGTATATGAACCACTAAAGATTTTTGATGTATCTAAATCAGATATAGCAGTTTTAGGAATATCAAAAAGAAATCTACCACTACCAGAATAAGAACCAGAATATAATTCAACTCTTGCTCCACTTATAAATAAAGAACCAGTAAACTGAGAACCACTTGCTGAAGATATTACTTGGAATCCTCTATCAATTGATACAGATGCTGTTACTGAACCGGTTTGTATTCTTGTTGCCGCAACAACTTCTTCTGCCAATGCCGATAATGGAATATTAAATAATCCTTGTCCACTACCAGAATAAAATGAACCATTTGCCAATTGAACAATCCCACCAGTTACAAAAAGAGAACCGGTAAATTTAGAGCCACTAAAAGGAGATGTAACTACAAAACCTCTATCAGGAGAAACAGATGCTGTTACACTACCACTTTTAATTTCAGTAGATATTAATGCATCTTCCGTAAGTGCAGTTCTTGGAATATTTCTTAAATAAGTACCTTCACCATAATAAGCGGATGAAGAACCTAATATCAAAGAACCAGAAGTTGCTATAATTTCTAAACTACCAGTAATAGAAACACTACCAGTAAATTCAGAACCACTATTAGGTGAAGTTACAACAAATCCAAAATTAGGAGATACTGAAGCTGTAACACTACCACTTACAATAAACGAAGATAATAATGCATCTTCAGTTAATGCTGAACGAGGTATATTTCTTAGATATCTACCTTCACCATAATATGATGAACCAGATGCTAATTGTATAGAACCACTATGAGGATTAACAAATAAAGAACCAGTAATATCAACACTACCTGTAATTCTAGAGCCACTTATTTGAGATTCTACTTTAAATCCAAATGTTGGTGAAACTGATGCGGTTACACTTCCACTTGTAATTTTAAATGGTTGAAATGAAAGTGCTGATTCTGGAATATCGAATAATCCTCTACCACTACCACTAAAGAATCCACTCCCAGATGGTATTGTAATATTTCCACTTACAAATAAAGAACCCGTAAATGTAGAACCGCTTGCAATTGAAAGTACTTTAAACCCTTCTTCAGGTGAAACAGAAGCTGTTACGGAACCTGTTGATAATTTTGTTGCTTGCGGTAAATTAAATAAGTTTCTACCATCTCCAAAGAAAGAGCCTGTAAATGAACCAGTAAATGATGAACCTGTTGCTTGTGATGTTACTAATGATGAACTAATTAATACCGAACCAGTAAATTCTTGCTTATCATCATAAGCATCACCAAATTTATTTGAACCAGATGAATAAATTACAGAAGATGAAATAAATGATACTAAAAGTTGTTGTGCATATATTGAATCATCAACATATAAATCACCCTGAACTCTAGTATTTGTATTAACAACTAAATCACCTTCGATAAAAGATGCAGTTGATGAACCACTTGCTATTAACTTTGCACCAGGTAAATTAAATAATTGAGAACCATCTCCGATAAAAGAACCAGAGAAAGAACCTGTGAAACTACCACTTAATGATGTAGCGCTACCGGTAAAAGAACCTGTAAATTGTCCAGTTACTCTATCTAAATCTAAACTACGAACAAATCCTCTATTACCCTGGTCATCGGAAACAACAATTGCAGGAGAGCCAGAAAGGGAAGCTGAAAAGTTTGGTACACCCAAATTAGGTTCAACCTGAGACAAATCAATAAACTGATACCTGTCCGGCGTTACATTTTTTGGGGATACTACCCTTACCCTACCTGTTAAAAGATTACTAATTGCCATTCCGTATTTCCAGCTTTATTATAAATATCTAAAAAATCACCTATAAATATTAATAGATAATTTATATCGTTATTCATTTGCAGATTCAAGAAGTGAAAGAATAACTGTTAAATCTGGCGAACCAGAAACAATAAATCCATATCCTTCTTCTAATACAAGTTTACCTGCTACAACAGGTGAAAGTGAATCCGCCGCTGGGATTGTTACGTTTGTTACTAATTGAATTGGATTTTGAGCTACTAATGTAGGATTTTCAATAGTATTTAAAACCACATTTGTTAAACCATTTATAACATAAGCAGAACTACTAAATTGTAATGTAGTTGGTGTAAATGAATTAAATGATTGTGTTACAGTATTTTGATATAATCTACTTACGAATTGAGAACCAGTAACTGATTGATTTTTTATAATTTGTTGTGATAAATAATTAAAATAATCAATTGC